CCCCCGCACCGGTTACAGCGGTGGTATTCTCCATATACAAGACTTGGACTTTCCATGTACGTCTTACCGCAGACGCTACATTCTAATTGGACTTTATTTGCTTTTGTTCTAGATCGGTCGGTTCTTTTTCTATTGCTAGACCATTCTTCTTCACCGTCTAATTGAAATTCACCCGTATCTTCCCAACGGTTTTTTCTGGCTCTCACCGGAGTTCTCCCTCTTTCTAATTTAGAATTAGTAATACGAAAATCTTCATTAACATTGTTTGCAGGAACGTCCTGCTTTGTTTCTTTAGGTTCTTCTGTAGTCGCTGTAGACAAACTGCTCATCAGCTGATCCAATAGCGCTTGCTTCTGCTCTGTCGTTAAATTTTTAAGTAGATCTTTATCTATCATTTCCTTTTACCTTTTTCAAAAAGTATATCAGCCTTTCTACGTATATTATACTCTCTAGTCTTGATATTTTCAAGTCTTCCTTGAGCAGTTAACTTCCATTCATTAATTTTATTTGCCAAGTCATCATTTCTAAGAATTGTTGCGACTTTAGTTTCATGCTTTGCATATGTATCCCACACACCACTAGACAGCAACTCGGATATAATACTCTGTAACGAGTTTTCACACCAGCGAACTACATTCTCACACTGGGCGCGCTCCGTGGCAACATGGTCTACATACTGCATAAGTTGATAGGCATAGCCAAAACATTCATCTTGCGTTAGCTTTTCCATGTTTTCTAAAGATAATGCTTCCGCCATCGCAAATTCTGGATTAAACTTTGTTGGCGTTATATTCTTAGCGGTGATATACGAATCAATACCATCTAAAAATTGTTTTAATCTTTCAGCGGCTGTCAATTTGATTTCTCCAATCTTCTATGCTATCTGAATATTTAAGAACGATCAACTCTATGTTATTTAATTCACACCAATCTTCCTTTATAAAATCTCTTTTGTTGGATTGCAAGAACCCTGCCATAGTTTTATGAAAAAATTTACAGAACTCATAGTGCTGTCGCCCATGAACTTCAATGCCTAGCATAAGAGTTGGAATAAAAAAGTCAAGAAATAAGGTAGATTTTTTACTGGGACATCTTGATCCCGGCAACTTCACTTCTTCCAGAACGGTGTAGCCACTAAACATCTCAGCGAGAAGTTCTCTCGCCGCTATATGATACTTTGATTTAACAGTTTTGTCATTCTTTTTTACGATATATTTCTTTAAATTTATATTGTATTCACGACCGTTCAGACCTACGACTTTCATAGTACGCTTTTAATTTCATCATAAAGGAAGCTTTGGATCTCTTCATTTTCTTCGATGAATTTACTTAGGTTTGACATACCCTGAAACTTAAAGAACTTTTCTCTAGCTTCTGGCTCGTCTGCGACATCGTTCTTCTTTAGAAGTTGTAATATTCTTTTATCTTCTGATGCGACTGCGCTTATGATTGTATACCAAGCGCCAGCCTGTCTGATGAATGTAAGCTCGTTTGCTATCTCGCATAACTCTCTGGTTTCATCAATACCGATGCCGTATTTGATATAAGATACTGCATTTGAGTTTGGTTTACCGCCAGCGGCAGAAGTCTTGACAACCCAGTTGGCAACCTGACCTACATCGTGACCTGCTTCGTCGGTTTCTTCCCACTTGCCCCTGTGCGTGATAACCATATTGGTTCCCGCCTGATATTGAAGCATATTACCTGCATCAGCCATCTTTGCTGGAGACCAGCGTGAACCGCCAGTGTTTGCAATATTATGGGTAATGAAGATTAGAATTGCTCTGCTTCTAGCAACGTCATTACTAATACGTTTGAAGAACATAGAGAGAAGTCTCGGTAGTTGCGCTCTCACGCCACCGCGAACTTCGCCATCAAGTTCATCCTGCGGAACCATATTAGACACAGAGTCAATGATTGCTACAAAATCTGGTGTATTCTTAACATATGTTTCAATAGCATTTAGAAATGTCTCAGCAGACACGACAGGTTGATTGTCTGTTGCTTGCACTATTTTAATTTTATCTGCATCAAGACCTTTAATACCGGTAAAGTTCTCTTTTGTTAGCCTACCCTCTGTATTGAAGTAGAATACATTTTTACCTGCCGCCTGAGCTTTCGCAGCGAAATACAAAGAGGTTGTAGTCTTTCCGGTTTTAGGATCACCGGTCATAACAACAACGCTACCTTCTCGCAATCCTCCACCAAGCGCCAAGTCTAGCGATGGGGATATTCCAATAGTATTAAAAGTTTGTAAGTCTTGTAATACTTTTGTTCCTTGTTCTACAATATCTCCGTATTTTGCAATGATTTGATTACTTACAATATCATCACTAAACTTAGCTACCGCTTTCTTTTTTGCCATTTAATCCTCTCAATTTATTTAATGCAGATTTCTTTCCGTATGTCTTCTTTCTTGTCTCTGGTTCTTTCTTTATATCTAATTCCTGCTTAGTTCTTTGTTCTTCTTGTTCAATTAGTTTTACTTGCTTTTTTATCTCTGGAATAATTCTTTTATTCTTTAGAGAGAATACAGATTTCTGTTCATTGACCGCTCTGACAACAGCTTTTTCTCCATACTCTTTTATAAGAGCTGAAGCAGCAAACATCTGTTGCTTAAACGTCCAGTCCCAAGGTTTCTTATTCCAGAATTTAAAAGTTAGATTGCCTTCGTTTTTATATTCTGCTAAACGTAGACACATCATTTCAGCAAGATATGCAGCACAGGTGCAATGATCCCCTGTGCTTTTATGTTTATATTTACTCTTTTCAGTTCTTTTTCGTTTTGTCATAGATGATTGCTTCTTCAAAGCAGTTTTCAATTTCATCGTCATATTCTTTATCAACTATTAGTTCGGGTGTTATCCACATTTTCTTTTCAACTTTATCATTTAATACCTTACCCGTTGTAAAGTAGTGCTTTGTGTCACCTCCCATTTGCCCCATGACAGACTTGATAACATATATACCCTTAGAATCATCAATGTCAATCTTTTCTTGATGAGAACGATACTGTAAATATAATTCTGAAAGATATAGCTTTTCGGATTCGCACCTTTGTTTTAAATTCCGCCAATCCTCGTGTTTATCGAAATTGAACTCTTCTCCATTTGTTAGTTTGCATCTAATCCAAATAGCGTTCTTATTTGTCCGATAAGCTTTTAAAAATTCATCTTTATTCATTTGATAGACTCTATACATCCGGGTCTTTTTGAATCTTTTTTAGTTCTGTTTGACCTGAAGTCATCACTGAGCATAGATCCGGTTTCAGTCATAACTGTTGAACCGCGCTTGTTACTAACAATATTTTCACTTGACAGAGTAGGATTTTCTGCGACCTTTGGCTCTGGAATTTTTTTAGAATATGCCTTGATCACGCTTTTTGCTCTATCAAGCTCTTCCGATAGAGCGTCCACTCCCAAATGTAAGTTATTTTCAATGTAAAACTTTTCAATTTTGCTCAATGGTCCTCTCTTACTCATTTATAAATCTCCTGTTAGCTCTGGTTAAGTAAATAGAATTGTTAGTTTGAAGATAAATTAGATAGAAATCAAAAGTGTCTTTTGAGACTTTTTTAAGCTTTTCTCAAGATATCTCTCTCTATTTGAATTGATGCCCATCGGATCATATATTTCATTGTTGTATGTAGAAATGAGATATTGTTCAGTTTCTTCTAATTTTACAACTTTAGCGAATACTTTCTCTTTGGTATTTAAAACTCCTAGACCCTTCTTATTAAAATTAGTTTCAGTCCTATTTTTATTTGACCCGTCTATATGACCGTCTACATATCTCATTTTCCCTCCATAATATATCGCGTTTTTTGAGCGTTATTCATCTTATTAATTTCTTTCATCGACTTTGTAGTATGTTCATGATGCCACGGTTTCTCTACTTTAGGTTGAGATTCGCGCTTCATCGCTTCCATTTCATTAATTCTACCCTTATTCAACTTTGTATTTCTGTCGGCAATACTTCCTATGGTATTACTCCCCGCCATGAAACTGTGGAGTCCACCAGTAACTACTCTAAACAACCCTTCCTCGTTACAAAGAGGACAAGTCGTTAGTTCTGGGTCTGTGACCTTTTGGAACACATCACCGACTTCTGCTCCACAGTCTCTACATTCATAATCGTAAACAGGCATTAGTTCTCCAATGCGTTGAGTATTCTTCCTAATATTCCATTACGTTGAATATCACTATATCCTAATCTACAAACACCAACACCTTCTAGTTCGCCAATCTTGTCTATTATATCTTCAAGTCCACTCTTGTTATTAAGGTCAGTTTGACGAATATCGCCGTTGATGATTACTTTACTTCCTTGCCCCATACGTGTTATAAACATTTTAATTTGTTCCCACGTACAGTTTTGCGCTTCGTCTAATATCATATATGAATTATGAAATGTTGATCCGCGCATAACTTCAAGGGGCGCATACCTAATCTTCCCCTCATTATAATAGTGTCCATAGTACGCTCTTCCAAGGAAAAACTTGAAATTTTCTTGCATTGGTAGAAGATAGGGCGCTATTTTTTCCAGAAGTTCTCCGGGTAGCGACCCTATCTCCTTACCGGTGCATACCAGCGGACGGGTTACAATGATTTGTTCTATGTCTCCGCGATGAAGATGCTCTGCGGCAATACCAGAGGCTATAAATGATTTACCACAACCAGATGGGCCGGTACAAAATACGACATCGTTTTCAATAATCTGACGTATATAATCCTTTTGGTTAGTTGTTTTTGCTTCTACAGCTTTAACTTTTTGTGGTGAATTCTCTACTTCTTTTCTGGTTCTTCTTTTAGACATATGTTGTACCTTATATTAGTGTTAATTACCAGAACTACCGAATCCTCCCTGTCCTCTTTGAGTATCGTCTAAATCTTCCACCTCTACTAATTCAAAACCCTTTACTTTTTGAAATAATATTTGCGCTATCCTGTCACCCTTCTTAACTTGATAGTGGTTGGTTACTCTTGAGTTATAGAGTATTACTCCTACATCACCTCTATAACCAGCGTCAATAACGCCAGCAAATACATCTAGTCCATTCTTATAAGCAAGGCCAGAGCGCGGCCAGATAAGACCAACATACCCGGCGGGAATTGCCATAGAAATGCCAGTCTTGACTAGTTTGTGATTAACCGCTGGAATCTCTACATCTTCTAGGGCATAGAGATCATAGCCCGCATCTGTTTTGTTTGCTCTTGTTGGAATGATCGCTTCGGGATCTAGTTTCTTAACTTTTAATTCAGGGCCGGTATATGGCTTCATACCAGCTGGTAAAGAAGTTATAACTTCTGGATTGATATGACAAGAGTTTTGCCATACTGGAAATGGTGGCACATGAGTTTTTTTATTTTCTTCCATTTTATTCCTTACATATCACACTTGCCGCCAGCACAGGCGACTTGTTGAACAGGGTTTACGTTATTAGTTTCTTCGATAACATTTGTAAAGTCTGCATCTTTATATTCTCTGTTAAGATCGACCCACTCTTTCCAATTATATACATCTTTCATACAATATGTCAACTGTTTTAGGTCTCCTGCGAAGTATTTTTCAGCAAATCTTTCACATCGTTCTTTCCACTCTTTCTTTCCGTTACCTTTAATCTTTTCGCCAAACCCAAGTAGACTGTCACATGCCGCCCAAAGGTTGTCCTCCCATAGAGTAAGTGCAACCTCGATAAGTCCACTCACAAAGATAGAGGCATCGCCGTAGTGTGCGACCTGCTCACTTGGCAGATAGACTGTAGTGAATGGTGCCTGTGGAAAATCTTTATCACCAGAGATAGGAAGCAATGAAATACCACAAAAGTATTTTCTATTCTTATAAATATATTTCTCTACCTCATCCCATTCATCTGGTTTAACGTTAATAGTATTACTTACATTATGATTTAACCAAGGTTGAGTACATAATTCTGGATTTGTACCATTGAGAACCCAACTTTGCTGTGTAGATTTTACATAGTCCAACAACTGTAGTGCGCTCACTTGG